TTACTGTAACCTCTTTGTTGTTCTTCTGTCTTTGATACGTTATCGCTGCCATTTCTCAGGTTCCTTAAGCGTATTTGTATCTCAATCTAAGGCGTACGACTGGAATGTCTCGATCCGAGCTGAAGTTGACGATGTTGTTGTTGTCGTCTAGGATGTTGTCGTCGAATACGACCTTCAGTGCAGGATAGATGTACGGGAAATCTGCCTTTACTGTGTCCCATGTGACAGTTCCAGCCTTTACTGCGTCGGCGAGGAAGTAGTTAAATGCTTCTTCACTGAGATTCAACGAGAGGTCTACGTTGTTAGCTCCCATTCTCTCCATCGTCTCGTTTCTGACGATATCCTTCTGGTAGTATTCCAACTTGCCCTTTAAGAGCAGTTTTAGCATGTTTATGGAGTTCTTTAGGACTAATATTAGCGACTGCCTAGTAGTGCCTGAAATGGACGCTATATGACCGTTTTGGAGCATTTCCAGCAGAGCTTCATCGCAGCTCAGCTCTTCTGCGAATCCTCTGAGATTCTCTGGAAGATCTCCGATGCCGAAGTCGACTGTATATGGGAGCGGAATCGGTCTGTCGTTTGTTCCTATCACTGTAGTTCGGCTGTTGATCCATCTCTGAACCGCTATCATGAAGTCGTAGTCGATTCCAGTGAGATTTCCCTTGCTGTACAGCGAAGTAGAGTCGAACGTAAGATCGACGTACGAATCGCTCACGTCTCCGGGTTCTACATTCAGCGTGCAGTACACGTGATCAGCATCAAAACTGACATCTTCGATTCTGAATCTCTCTGCACTTCCTTCTCCGTCATCGTGAATCGTGAGAAGGACGTCTTTGCCGACCATCTCTTGCAGAATCGGTCTCATGTCGTTTCCGTTCATGTCGTTCGCTGGAAGAGTTAGAATATTGATGCTCTTACTGACAGTTCCTGGCTCGAAGCGATACGTGTGTTCTTCACCCTTGATCCATTCTGAGACCTTGATGTCGATGTTGACACGCTTTGAAGAAGGATTTTCGAGGATCTTGTTGACGATATCGGACTTGAAGATGGGCGTCTTGAACGTTGTATTCACAGACAGCCAACGATAGATGCTGTTCTCTAGTTCAGCCTGATATTCAGCCATGTCGACATGTCTATCTACCTGAACCTCTCCTACTACGTCATAATAGTGGAATAGAGGAGGCATAGAGATGAGCTTGCTGTTCATCATCATGCGGTCCGAAGCGTCAGAACGGATCTGAGCGCACCATCGACCGAACGTAGTGTGATCTCCATACTGGGCTTCGACTGACTTCTTCGGAGCTAGCATAAACTCTGTCATGTCGAGAAGATGAGCCATGTACGTCTCGTAGTCGTAATATAGAGAAGCTCCAGTGACATCTTCATCTTCGTCAAATACGTTCAAAGGACGATATCTTCCATCTGATTCTCTGTAGATGTCTGAGAAGACGTTGTATATGACGAGATTCGACAGTGCAGAGCTGTGTTCGATTCCTGCCTCTTCGAGCTGATTCTCGCCAAATGCGATAGCGTGCTTGACTGTGATCGGATCCGTGATCGTGAGAAGATACGACATGTAGTCAGGAAGCGTGATGAGCTTTCCGGACGATGCGTAATAGAGCTTAGCGTTTCTGTTCATGCTTTCGCGTGATTCGAAATCAGTTCCGCCATGAACCGGTCCAGTGAATATGAATCTGACGTTGCTAGTGACTTCGTACGTCTTTCCGGGAGAAGATGCGTAAACTCTTCCAGACATCTGAAGCTCAGATTCGAGAGCATCGGGATAGTTAGCGTCAGAGCCGTCAGTAACAACATATTGCACATATATCTGGTCATCTATGCTTACCAGTCCAGATGAGCTGCTTACGCCGTTTCCGAAGTACAGACGGACAGTCTTGTCCCAGTTGGACTTGAGACATACGACGTTCCAAGCTCCAGTGCTGTTCAATTCGACTGCTTCGTCTTCGATCTCGTAGAGATTCTCTTCACTGAACGCAGACTCGATGTTCTTTCCGATGCCTATCTTGCAGAGGCCGTATTTCTTGTCATACTGTCCGTTCACATAAGCGAACGGATCTCTCTTTCCGTACCAGTTAGAGAAACTCAGATCGTCGATATCATACTCTTGATAAGCCATTCCAACCTGGCTCGAATTGGTCACCGGATCGATTATCTTTGTTACTTTCTTGCCCTGGAGAACACGGATCGGATGAAGCTTAGTTCCATAAGATACGGTCTTCTTTCCGTCTAGAGCGATATAGCCGTCTCTCTGTGATTCGTATCCGTTCACTGCGTACGTGATTCTCTTGCTCCATGAGCTGCTCGTGCCCTGAGCGATATCTTCTGCAGTGAGCCTGTACGAGTAGCAAGCGTCAAGCATGAAGTCGTGATTGTTGAACGAGAAAGAGAGACTTTCGTTGTTGAGCCAGATCACGTCGTCTGCCTTCAGATTAGCAGGAAGAGGACCTCTCAGTTCTAACGTAACGTTTCCAGTCGCTGGAATTGCTCTCTTCGGCTGATATCCAAGATTGTGAGAGAGCTTTATGCTGCTCGAGTCGAGTTTAGCAGTGTCGAGATAGTTCTCCTCTGCTGTACGTTGAATATAGTAGTTAGTCATGTCGAACACGCCAGCGATGAATTCCTGCATATAGGAATAGATGCTCGCTTTGCTCAAGTTCTTGTACTTCTCGTCTGCTAGAACACGGTTGTTCCAGTCCGTAAGCATTGATTCGTGCGTGACTTTCGTATAATCTATGCTCATGCAATTTACCTCATGTTATTTATAAATACTTGACAAGAGTAGATAGTTCGGTTGTAGAAATGCAATCCAGGTCTACTTTGAATCAGGAAAGTCCTATGCCTTAGCAGACGTCTAGTATCATAAATACTTGAAGAGGTAACTCATGAATTTGAAACTCACATTCAATCAAGTGAAAACAATCCACAAGTGCAGTGAGAATCCGGCGAGATTTCTCAAGTTTTGCACGATTCTAGGCCCAGAGGGCGACCAAGAGTTCAAGCCGTTCAGATGGCAGAAGAAGGTTCTAAAGTCTTTCAAGGAAACGGCTTTCGATCCGAACGCAAAGCGAGGACACGTTCTAATTGCGCCAAGACAGTCTGGTAAGACGACTTTGATCGCAGCCTATGCGCTATGGTATGCTCTATTCCACAATGATCGTAACGTGTGCTTGATGTCTAGAAAATGGGCTCAGGCTAACGAGATCTTGCAGCGTGTCAAAGAGATCCTCATAAAGCTGCCCGAGTATATGCGTCTCGATACGAAGCTTAACCGAAAGGAGATCATCCAGTTCGAGAACAACAGCAGAATTTTCTCCTGCTCTGCGAACTCTGCTATGCTTCATGGACGCACGATCGATCTCTTCGTGATCGACGAAGCAGCGTATATCGACGACTTCGACTTCGAAGAGCTGATGAAGTGCATCCTGCCAGTCATGATGGCTCGCAAAGATGCGCAGACGATATTCCTATCGACTCCGCATAAGAAAGAGACTACGTTCTACAAGATATACGAACATGCGCTAGATGAAAAGAACTCGTGGGTTCCGCATCGAGTGAAGTGGAACTGCCGTCCTGAGCGTTCAAAGGAATGGCTAGAGACTGCGAAGAAGAACTTCGACAAGGATCAATTCCGTTGCGAGATCCTCGGCGAGTTCATCTAGGCTTTCCAGTGGAACTGGTCGATCGTCATTGATGTTTCGATCTTCTTGACTTCATCCATCGAGATCTTGCGCTGGCCGAGAGACTTTTCGACCAGCAGCATGTTGTGTGTGTTGATCTTGTTGATCTCGTCGAGAAGGTTGAGCCTGAATACTTTGTTCATGTTGAGCGAAAGGAACCAGGCTTCTCGTTCAGCGTAATATCTGCTCTTCGGATTGACTTTCGTAGGATTAGCTGGAGGGAGGCTAGTTACGATCTCATCATCTTTTTGTGAATAACGGCCCTGATTGCTCACGAGATGAATATAGTGAGAGCATTCGTGAAGAAATACTGCAGCGGATTCATCGTCCTTGAACCAGATTTTACCGTTCTTGAGATAGTCCTTGCTGAGGTAGAGGATGTTGACGAACGACCGATTAGTATAGAATCCTCCGATTCCAGCTTTATCTAAAACATCCTGGTCTTGGAAGATGATCGAAGCGAATTTCGATCCCGTGATCTTTCCACGGATAAAATTCCAGGCGATGCGATAACTAGGATTATCGCTGTCGATGTCGAGCTTTGCTACCTTTATGCGGCTGAAAATTTCGCGATTGTCAATCATAATTGGTCCTTGTTGACGGTTTTACAGTAATAATATAGGAATTTTTCGGAGAAATCTAAATATAAAAATTAAGAAAAATCTTGATTTTGGGGTTTAGATTTCTCTTGGATTTACCTATATTATACATGTAGAAACAAACAAGGACCACTAAAATGACCAACGTAGAAGTTTCAGACAAGGCTATCGAGCTCCAGTTCACCAACGCGGTGGACTACTTCGGCCTCTATATTCCTAACCTCCTCTCTTTCTACGCTCTCTTCACGAAGCGCGTAAACAACGACATCGACACTATCCGCATCTGCGTCAAGACTGACGTTACTCCGGTTCTCGAATACAACGAGTCTTGGGTCTGCAGCTGCGACCGAGCTGTCTTCGTCTTCATTCTCTCTATCGAGCTGTACCGCTTCATCCATCATCACTGCACGCACCGTAAACTCACTGGCGCAAACGCTTTCAAGGCTTCCACTGCGACTTGCAACAGCAAGGAACTTCAGATCTTCCTCGCTTCTGCACCCGAAGAGATCGCTAAATACGTCCGCGAATCTGTCTGGTCCAAGAAGCTCATCGAAGATGAAATCAACCAGAAGATCGCAGAAAACGACTATTACTACGAATCTGTCTTCCAGCTGCTCAATCAGCATCAGGAACAACAGCAACAGCAACAACAGCATGACCAGGACCAGCAGAACGGTCAGGGCAAGCAACAACAACAGCAGTCGTCCTCTCAGGACGGCGAAGGAGATCAAGATGATCAAGACCAGAACGACGAAACCAGCTCCAGCAATCAAGGCGACGAAGGCCAAGACGGCGAAGATTCCGAAAGCGACCAAGACCAAGACGGTCAAGAAGGACAAGACGGATCTTCTCAGTCTTCCTCTCGAGGAACTGGCGAAGATGGGTCCAACGGACAAGGAACTTCAGATGATCAAGACGGCTCCGAAACCGGTTCAGAATCTGATGAGGCGGGTGACTCTGCTGGGGATCAGGGCTCTGGAGAGGGTCGAGGAACTGGAAGCAATCCTAGCTCTGCTGGACGCGATGGCAAGGGAAAGTCAAAAAAGCAAAACCCGAAAAAAGACGCCTTCGACGAATGGAACCAAAACGGCGACCAAAACACGGAAGAATGGGGCGCAAACAACATCGTAGACGAAATGATCCGCGACGTGATCGAGAATAAGTGCAAGGTCACTGGCTGGGGCAAGCTGAGCGGCGATGCTGTGGAAGAGATCATGCTCAAGAACAAGCGCAAGGTCAACATCACTCCCATCATCGCTGGCTTCGGCGCTTCTGTCCGCTGCCGCAAGCGTGTCTCTACACGTCTCCGCGTCAACAAGCGCTACGAATATCTTCCTGGCTACCGCACCGACCGCAAGACCAAGATGCTCTTCGCCATCGACTCTAGCGGCTCTATGTCTGACTCCGACATCCGCAAGGGCTGCGAGATTCTGCACAACTTCTACAAGAAGACCGAAATCGATCTCGCATTCTGGGACGCACAGATGGTCAAGCCGCAGAAGCTGACTAAGAATTTCCAGAAGGTTACGGCTCCTGGTCGTGGCGGCACTGATCCGCACTGCATCGGCGAATGGCTCAAGGCTCACAACGCTCACTACGACGGCGTCGTCATCTTCACCGACTGCTACTGGGAATGGACGGAAAACAACCTCGGTCAGCACATCTTCGTGATCTCTTCCGAAAAGGAATACACCGTGCCGAATTTCGTCAAGCATCACGCTTCCATCCAGCAGCTCACTCACATCTTCGACGACTAAGAAGGTTAAACATGAACAAGAGAGAAATCGCTAACTTTATCCATCAATTTGTCGAATGGAAATATCACGATCTCATCGCTTATAAGGAGATCGAAAATGCTATGATCTACTATCCTGACAGCAACAAGTACGGGTTCAACTGTCATGCAGTACTCGAAAAGTACGGAATCGGTATCGATCAGTTCAAGAAGGACTTTGCCGATCTGCTGCTCATCTTCAGCCGTGTAGACAAGGAATAAATTCAAAAAAATCAGAAAAATCTTGATTTGGGGTTTAGAGTTTCTCTGGATTTTCTTATATTTACTATGTAAATAACTAAAGAGCTAACTTCAACAAGGACCATAACTATGCTCTCTAAAGTAACTGTCAAAGAATTCATCGATCTCGCCATCTGCACTCCCGCCCGCAAGGCTATGCTCGCCGTGGGTGAGTTTGGTATTGGTAAAACACAGGTTATCCGCCAGATCGGCGAGAAGCTCGGCCTGAAGGTCATCTGCTTCGACTGCACTCACCTCAACGACGTGGGCGACATTCTCGGTCTTCCGTCCATCGTCAATGGCAAGACCGTCTTCAACCCGACTTACTGGTATGAACCGGACACTCCGGTTCTGCTCTTCTTCGACGAAGTCTTCCGTGCTAACCCGGACGTCCGCAACGCTCTCATGAGCCTCTGCCTCGACCAGACTATCGCTGACAAGAAACTCGCTCCGGGATCTCGCGTCTTCGCTGCTGCTAACCCTCCGGGATTCCACGGCTACGAAGGCGAAATTCCTGACCCGGCTCAGCTGTCCCGCTACGCTTCTTACTGGCTCGAACCGACCTTCGAAGAATGGTACACTCACGCTAAGGAATGCAAGATCCACCCGGCTATTCTGGAATACCTCAACAAGAACAAGTCCGATCTCGATCCGTTCAGCAACGCTAAGGCAATGAACGTTGGAGCCGACACGGATGGTCAGGATCTCACCGTCCTTCCGTCTCGCCGTTCTTGGTTCGACTACTCTGACTTCCTCTACAACGCTGAGAAGGTCAAGGGCGTCAAGAAGCTCACTCGCGAATTCGTCATCCTCGGCGGTTCTGGCTACATCGGTAGCACTATCGCTATCAAGTTCGCTCCGTTCTACATGAACGCTTCCTCTGCCGTTGGCGCAGAAGAGATCCTCCGCGACTGGTCGTCTGTCAAGCCGAACGACGATGAGAAGTTCGACGTGGCTACGGCTACCAAGCTCGCCAACGACATCAAGATCTTCGTTCAGTCCTACAAGAAGGACATTCCGGCCAAGTGGAAGAAGAACTTCGGCAGCTTCATCCGCGAAGGCATGAGCAAGGAATCTCAGGTCGCTATCATCAACAACCTCGTATACCAGGACATGATCAGCGGCGAAGACTGGGTCTTCCAGATCTCCGACGACTCTCTGCAGGCCTTCTACGAGGAAACGATCGCTTCCAAGGTCGCATAACCTTTCGGTCCCGTCTCCTTCTATTCAACTGGTCCTTGTCTTTAGGAGACGGGACCTCTTTTCTATAAACAGAAAGAGAGGAAGATGTAAGTCTTCCTCTCTTTCTGTTTGTGCAGTCAAGATATTTTAGAGATCTTTCAGTTGTGTAGCGTAGTCGTACCACTTTCGAGCGTCGAATTCCTTCTTTCGATCCTTGCTGTATGATTTTGTTGGCGTAAGGAAGCCGACGATTCTCGTAAACTGGTCATAGACTGGCTCACCACAGACTGGACAAGTGTCTCGACCTACGAATCCATGATGGTTCTTGCAGACGTTCACTTTGTTGTTGAAGGCAAAATATATGACCTTCTTTTCAGCGATGCGGTTCAGCATATCCCAAGCGACGTCCTTAGACGGGAAGTTGCTCTCGATGTTGATGTGAGCGATAGCACCACCAGAGCAGAGATCATCTAGAATGCCAGAGAGACGGACTTTCTCTTGAATCGTGCACTTCTCTTTCAACGGAATCCACTGGTTAGAGTAGATGAAGTCGTCGTTTCGGTCATAGAGCAGATTGTCCTTCTGGCAGAGAATCACTGCAGCACGTTCAGCAGGAACAGACTCGATGTTGAAGCTGTATCGGTCGGTGAAGTTGTCCTTGACGTCGTTGATGACTTCGAAGATCTTCTTAGCGAGCTCGATACCTTCTTCAGTGTAGCTGTGATTTCCGAATTCGTCTATCTTTACGAATCCGAACTCCTTGATTGTCTCGTACAGACCAAGGATGCCGACTGTGCTGTACTGATGAGTGATGTCGATACCTCCATCGCAGTAGTTCGGAAGAAGACCGCGTTCGACGTTCTTCTGGATGATGTCACGCTGTACGTCTAGAAGCTTGCAGCAGAGCTCAGTTCTCTTTCTCAGCAGCTTGAGATATGTGTTGATCGAAGATATCTTAGCTTCTCCCTTCGGCTTGTTAGCCATAGCTTCGATAGCGATACGAACGAGGTTGATCGTGTTGACCTTGATCGATCCAATCTGGAGAGCTGTACCTCCGACAGAGTTAGAGAAGCCAGTGAGCTTCTCGCCGTCTTTCTTCAGTCCGTTCAAGTCACTTCTCAAACGACAGCAGTTGGAGAGGCTGTTGATGTCTTCAGAGACGAAGAAGTTAGAATCGTTCCACTGGGTGTTGTGATCGGAGCACCAGCGAGCGAACTCTTCATCGACGAACTTGCCGTCCTTGTACTGGAGAGACATGGTCAGAACAGGGAACGTAAACATGTTCTCGCTTCTGATCTGCGATACTACTTCCATGAAGATCTTCTGATGTTCGATGAACTCTTCAACACAGTCGATGAACATAGTGCCGTCGGGGAATGTTACGCCACCGAACAGAGCTTCGCAGTAGTTGTGGTCGAAGATAGACACGTTAACGAATGCAGTCTGGTCGATGCGCATAAAGGGCTGATTCAGGCGGTATATGAGCTTTTGGAAGCTCTGTCTTAGGTAACTGTCCGGGTCCTTGGTAAAGAAGCCCTGCTGCACGTCTTTGCGCCAAAAATAATAGGTCCACAGTAGCACGTTAGGTAGACCGACAGCGCCAGAGCTGCGATTGCTCATGAAGGATACGAACTCGATCACGTCGTCTAGGAACGTCGTGAGGTGCTTAGGAGGAACGTTGTTGTAGTTCTTCAGGAAGAATAGACCCTCTTTAGCGAGACGAGTGAGATCGTAAGCGAAGCAGTAGCCCATGTAAGTCGAAGTGCATGCGTCGTGCAGATAGAAGCCGCCGCTGTACTCTTGATTGAGCCATTCTCTAGCGGTCTTGAGGCCGTACTTCTGCTTGAGCTCTAGGAACAGCTTGTTGAATGCGAAAATCTTGTCGAGAGGCTTATCCTTCTCGTTCAGAAGCGCTCTGATGTCCTTAGTCGAAGCGTTTGCGTTAGCGTCGATCGTAACGTCTGCAGTTACCGAGTTCTTCGCTGTGAATGCGTCGATGAAGTCAGAGAAATTCAAGTTCTTCTCTGCAAAACCGTTGAGAATCTCAAAATCTTCGCCGTATGCTTCTTCGAGATTGTTTAGAGCCTTGCTGAAGTCCTTGTTGACCTTTAGGGGAATGTTGAATACTGAATTGTTGACTGCCATTTGAATTCCTTTACGTTCGTAAAATTTAGTGAAGCTACAACATTGACAGGGCGAGCGCCGTCATAGCGTCTCGCTTGTCAATTTCTAGTCTTTTTCGGGAGAATCTGCTGAGAAAATCTTCTTATATTTCCAATTTAAGCCGAGAACATCATCATTAGCTTCTAACATAGAACCTTTCCTCTGCAGTTTGTAGCGGTTGTGTCAATTATATATAGGAGTCGGATCTTCTAAAATTGACCTTTTCCGAGCTACTCAGCGTTCTTCCTGATCCACTCGATTCCGTCTTTGAAGTCCATAGCTTTGCCGTCGACTTCAAGGATAGGAGCCATAGAGAATCCACCAGACTTAGCGACCTCCAGCACTTTAGCCATGTCGTCGATAGCTTCGAACTGGATGTTCGCTTCGTTCAGCTTTCTCTCCATGACGTCGCACTTAGGGCAGTGGGTTGTGTACATCTTTACTGTCATGACTGCTCCTTAGTTGCTGAGTGTCGCAAGGAACATCTGCTTCTTGTACTTCGGACCCTTCGGCATCTTGCCTGGCTTCTCTGGCTCATCGTCTTCGACACGAGCGTGGAAGTACGGGATGACCATCTTGGAAACTTGTTCGGGATCCATGTCTGTCTCGAAAGTGATCTTGTAGACGGACTTCTGCTTCTTGAGGTTGCGCTTCACAGCTACTTCGGTGACCTTGCACTCGATCTTAGCTTCGCCGAATTCGAGATCGATCTCGTCGTGCATGTCGAGCGTGTAGTTCTTCCAGCTGTCGGAGTCAGCGATCTTTTCGAGATCAGCTCTGTCTGTGTTGTTCTTGAAGTAGCGGAGAAGCTCGATAGGACCCTCTTCGTTAGTCTTGATAACGATCTGAGAGTAGACGATCAGATCTTCCTTCTTCGTGAAGGCCTTGTAGCCTTCGAGTGTAGCGTTGTCGATAGTTACGTTCATATTGAGTTTTCCTCTTTAATATTCTATGACAATTTACAAAAATGCTGCTGGAACAAAATTCCAGCAGCTAGTGGGTTGCACAACAAAAATTAAGCGTAGAAGATCTCACGGTCGAACAGAGACTGCGCCGTCTCTTTAGGACTCA